ATTGAGCAGGAGCAGTGACTACTTGAGGCTCACCAGAGATGAACTCTTCATTAGTCTCAGTTACATGCATATCTACCCTCTCAACCTTATATGTCGTAGTAACATCACTTATATTGGTGTACACAAAGCGATCATCAGCCTTAAGCCAGGGAAACTCGTCACTTCCATATAGAAGTGTCCCTGAGCCTTCCAGTCTGATCTCAAAGTGATCAATCATTAGGTAGCCACATCCACAGCTAAGCCTGAAGTGGCAGCAGTTGGAGGAGCGCCATCAATCATGACTTTCCCAGAGGCAGCAGTGCCTTCCCAGTCAGTCATGCCAACAGCAGTACAATTCTTAAGTAGAATCGTTCCACCAATTGCAGCAATATTGAACCCATCTGTCATAGCAGTACCTCCACCAGGCTCAGTAGAATTCATGAAGATACAGTTATTGAACAGAATCCACCTATCTATGGAGCCTGCAGCAGTTGCAAGTGCCCAGGTAGGTGTAGCTGCATCCAGATTGGCAAGGAAGAGACAATCCTCAAAGATATCTCTGACAGCAGCACTAATGAACTCTACACTAGAGTTGGCAGCGCCACGAGTCACAGTATCTAAGCCAATCGTACAGCCCTTAAACAGACGTTCTCCATCTCCAGTTAGGGTAATGCAGCGACTTCCTGCATGATCAGCTGCTAGCTGAGCCCCCATGCCCCCAATATGGACATTGAAGTAGGAGTTACGCTCCCCAGTCTCAGCCAAGCAAATCTGAGCTGAGTTAGCTGCAAAGCCATGGAAAAGGTGGAAGTTAGCAAACACGCAACCAGAAGCAGTTACAGACATAAGTGGAGTGAAAGTGGTAGCTCCACTAGTAGCCCTGATCGAATTACGATGTGCAATCCTATGGTAAGTATTAGCACCTACCAGATGGCACATATTCTTAGACCAAGTAAGGGTATCTGATTCCCTAAAGGCACCAGTACCAGCACTAGAATGTGGTCCAGACATAACTGCAATATCATTCCTATTTGCAGTCATCTTACTATGGACAGTGCTAAGTGTCTTCATAGGCTCAGATACTGTGCCAGGATTGGCATCACTACCATTAGCCCAATCAACAAAGAACACCTGTCCAATCTTGCCTGGAATCAGTCCAAGCATGCCACCACCAGCTACTGGTGCGCCTCCATATTGAAACAATCCATCGCCAACTGTAGTCATTAGCTCAGCCCTCCTTAGCCAGTTGATCCATAGGTGCCTTGGTAGGACCCATGAGAGCTGGGATCGTGACGTTGATAGACAGTGAACACAGCATTCTTGGTACGAGGATCATCAAACGCATCAAAGATGGGCTTGTTCCTCATCATGAAGTTGATATCATGCTCACTCTTAGCTGCCAGCACAAACCAGTTGGTACTCGTATTAAGATAGTGAGACACCATCCAGCTCAAGTTCTCTTGCAACAAGGCATTCATTTCATTGTTAGCAGTGAATGGCTTGCCACTTGATCCAAGAAGCTCTCTTGCAGTGAAGAGATTCTCAGGAGCAATAATAGTCATAACAGGGCTCATGAGGCGAGGCAAATTACGCTCATCAACCATATTATGGAAGCTCACAATAGCATTCTGAATGGCAGTCAAGCCAAAGCCAACATCTACAGCAGGTCTATTGGCAATGCTGGTACGTCCATCCAGCGCTGTGTGAGCTGTTGAAATCATACTGGCACTATCAAAGCCAGTTTCATTGGTTGTAACAAAGGCTTCATTGAGCTGATTGTGAGCATCAACTTCAAGCCTGTTATTCGAGCTACGTTTCAGCTCACGCATCAAGTCTCGAAGATAACCATAAAGCTCATCATCCCAAGCCTCAAAGGTAACCTCAGCTGCCAATCCATAAGGGACTGCAGTGTAGGTCTTGGAAGGGCCAATGATGGGGTCATCACCAGGGTACTGGCTACCTTCAGGCTTATTGGGCATAGTAGCTAAGCCACTAGCCTGCCTGTCAGTAACAGGGTTCCAAGGCATATCAACTACATTAACCCACATAGGACCTTCAAGTGGGCGTTCCTTGCCTGTTTCAACTACAACTCGAAACAGATCAGGAGCAAGCAAACTTGATACTGAATCACGACGAATTGGAGGCATCCTCAATCTCCCTTAGCTAATTAGCTAGCGTATACAGTGGTATCTGCATTGATCACAAAGAAGACACGAGCATCACTAGTTCCAACATCATCTTTGAAGCCCATGATTGTGATGGAAACATTGGTCGTATCAGCTTGATCAATATACCAGACACCAGTGATGGTAGTACCCTGATCTGTAGTCTGACTAGTATCAATCTGCAAAGCATACCTAGTCAGAAAGTCAGTATTGATAGCCAGAGTATAAGCAGTAGGAGGATTTGCTCCACCTGTACTCAGATTGCCCTCGAAAATGAGGCCCTCCAAGGCTGGAACGTAAGGAACTAGTGCATTGGTAGTTCCACTAGCTTTCTGCAAGCTAAGCCCAACAATGCCAGAAGTAAGATCAGCTGCCCCTTCAGCCAAGGTTCCAGTGCCCTCAATTAGGATGGCACCTCTGCCATAGGTTTCTGAAGCATCTTCAGGCCCCTCGTAAACACCAGCTATGCCCCCAGAGATCAACTGAGCCCCAGCTAGTCCCAATGGTTGTACTGCCATATCTCATTCTCCCTAGTTAGACTCTACCTGCAAAGTGACTTTCATTAAGAACTCTGCCACCTTCCAACTTCTGACCTAGACGTGCATAAGCCATTTCCATATGACGATATCGTTGCTCAACTCGTCTCTCTGCAATTTGCTTATGCTCTTCACTTAACTGAGTATGTATCTTGATTCGTCCTCCTGTATGCTTGAATGCCATTTCTGCCAGGGCTTCTGGATTCCTTAAGACACCTCGCCTTTCAAGGTCAGCCTTACGCTCCCTGGCTTTCAGGAAGACAGCCCTAGTTCTAGGTACTCTCATTAGTATTACATCCCCAATGACACGAGTACCATCTACGCCTATCATTTCGTGACCTTCAGGACAATCTTCGCCCCTTCCACTTACAATTTCAAATCCAAGCAGTTTCTTCCTTTCAACATGCAAACCATGCTCATTCTGGAAGTTCACCCAGACATAGTACATATCATCGCGTTTCTCAGTTACATCGAGCTGCTCTAATCTTTGGACAATCTCTCTATCAAGCTTCTGGAATTTATCAGGAATCTCACCAATAATCATCTGCTCAGCCAGAAGCTCAGCTTCCTCTTCCAGATTGGCTCCTCTCATCTTCATGGCCTCATCTCGACCATGGCCTGCAGGAGGCAATGCATCTGGGCCTTTAGCTTTAGCAGCAGCTTTAATTTCTTCTGTGGTAGCCATACCCTATTCCTTGAGGTTAAGTTAAAAAGTTAAGAAATTACTTTAAGGACTACATCCCTACCCACTATTTATCTCAATCCTGGTAAGCCAAGCCTATGAGTTGAGACTGCAATTGGACAATCATGAGAACCACCTTGAATACTCTCAGTCATAGGCGCAAAGCAATTAGGACAATCTTCAACAGCCATAATGGCTTGAGAAGCTCTAGCATATGCATTCGCATCCTCATAGCCAAGATTACGTGCAAACTCATCTGGGTTACGATGCCTGCCTGTCCACAAGTCACCACCACCTTCCCACCTTGCACCTTGACCAGCTAAGCTTTCCCCAAATACATTTGCAAAAGTAGCTTCATCTTGGCTCATGTTTCCACCTTGTGCCCTACCTGTTCTATTATTTGAATCAGCTGCAACTACCTCTTCAGCCTGCCTAGCTCTGGCTTCCATCTTCTTCTCAAAAATCTCTTCTTGCTTATCACCAATTACATACTTATAGACAGCATCTAGAATTTCAGGAGTGCGTTGAGCTACTGGAATCTGAGCAATCTGAGCATCAATCTCTTTCTTATAGACTTGGTAGTACTCTTTGCCTTCCAAAGACTGTTTAGCAAATTTCTCTTGAATGCCACCTACCCATTGAGTACCTTGCTCTTCAAGCTGCTGAATACGACCATTAAGGGTACGCTCCAATCTGACCTGATTAGCATTAGTTCTCTTCTGTTCAGCAGCTCTAGCTCTCTGAATATCAGCTAGTTCACCACTTTCAGTAGCAGTAGCCCAAGCTTGTTGAATCTCTTCATCAGTAACATCAGGAATCTCAGGCTCAGGAGCTAGAGCAGGAGCCTGCTGGCCTTGCTGATTGCCAATTAGGGCACCAGTAAGTTGCTCCAAGCGTTGATTAACCTGACTAAACTGATCTTGTGTAACGAATGCAGGAGGTAGCTCAGGAGCTGAAGGCTCAGGAGCTTTAGGCTCAGCTGGGGGCTCTTCTTTCTTACTAAACCATGGCATATTACTTCTCCTCTGTGTGGCCATTCCTACTTGTTAGATAGTTATTGACGAATGAATCTACTTCTATACACCACTTCCAATATGCTTGACTGGCTCGCCAAGTAGCTTCAGTGCAGTCTGGGTCCATAGCCTGCAGCTTAGCTCCTTCAGCAAGTGACAAAACGAACTCCTTGAAGCTTACTAAGCCATCATCTTGAGCAGATAGTATCTCTACCCATCTAAATACACCTTCTCTGTTCATCATGGAACTAAGCATTTGGGCCTTTCATGTCGCACTTTTTTGGGACCCCAGGCTGGACAGAACCTTAAAATCTCGCGCTCTTAACCCAGGGGAGGACTCCTTCGTCGCCCTCCCCTTTGGGTTGAGCGTAGCGAGATTTTAAGAACCTGTCTATCAGCCTGCCCAAAAAAGGTGCTCTTAAGCAGGAAAGCCTTCTGCACCTGCAAATGGAGCTTCAGCAGCAGCTATCTGACCTTGGGCTTGTTCGCCTGCTAAACCAAGCTGCTGTAGTAGGCCTGCCACAGCACGTTCTGGGCTGGCTTCCTGGATATCCTGCAGCTCTTCTTGGATGTTCACTATGAACTGCTCTGGGTCCCTAACCTGGTCAAACGTCCTAATAGTGCGCTCAATTAGTTCGCCTGCAGCTGTAGCTACCTTCTCAGCAACTGATCTTACTTGCTGGGGAACTTGGGGATTAGCAGCCAGATTGACTAGCTCAATCGTCCTGCTATAATATTGGCCAAGTAAGTTAGCTAGAAGAAGTGCATTCTGCCTATCTGAATCCCTATTGATTGAGGCTGAACTAGCAGTTAGCTCTACAGCTAAGCTCTCATCAAAATCTGCATTAGCTAAAACCTCGATAGCTAAGCTACCTTCCTCAATTCCAAGTATGCTAATCAAGTACTCTTCAACCTCAGAGTCATCAGCTAACACTCTCTCATGAAACCTATATAGGCACTGTCTTACTGCTCCTGCTGTCCCAACTCGTCCTGAATCGAAGACTGCTGTAAATCTTTGATTTTGGCTTTGCAGGGCTGACAAAGCTGTGATGCCAGGAGTCCTATTGCCAAGTGCCCTGAGAGGAGATTGAGTAAGCTCATTAACTCCTGTTCGTCTCTCAGTAAGTTGCTGGTTAGTAGTGAACAGCTGAGGCATCGAATTGTAGACATCTGCAAGTTGGAGGGCTTTAAGGCCATCTGGATTAGCTGATCTAATATTTCGTCCTGGCCAAGCATGAATAGTTCCTCCTAAGCCTGTATCAGGACTACTGATCCACATCCTCACATTAGCTAAATAAGCATTGTCTAGCCAATTGTTCATGATGTCAGTAGACATGGCCTGATTGGCCTTAGTAACATCCATTATGCCCCTACCATAGAACAAATGTCCCCTACGAAGATATCGCATAATTTCGATGGGGCGCCTGTCAAAGGGAGCAAATCCTACTCTAAGTATTGCTCTAGATGTTCTATCATAGATTACCAGCAAATCCTCAGCAAATCCATCTCCATCTATATCCCAATCTATCCACAGCTGAATGATCTCAAATAGGTCAAGGGAGTCCCTAGAAGCACCAGTTGTAGCTCCAAGCCTTTCCCTTTGGATATGGATGCGACTCTTAACAGCTGTATGCTTAGCCAGTTCAATGTCCCAACCATCAGCTTCCTTTTCAGCTAGCTCAGCATTATTAAGCCAAAGCCTGATCCCTATCCAAGGAAGTGCCTCTATCTCATTGCTAGCTCCACCTGGAGCAATTACATCTTCTGGAGCTACTGATCTGATCTTGGGGCCAGCAAACCTGATCTTACGTGTCTTAGTCCTCTTTTGCCTCTCAACCCAAGGGATGTAATAGAAGCCAGTACCCAGCTTATTCTTATCCAGCAAGCTCTCTTCAACAGCCTCACGAAGCCCAAACTCAGGATTAGTAGCAATGAAATTGCTAAGACGTTGGATAGCTTTAGCATGGTCAGTCCACTTATGATTAGTAGCTCTGACAGTCAATATGGGAGAAGTACCAAATATAAGGCCAAGCTCCTGGGCATAGATCGAATCTGTGGCTATTGCACCAAGGGCAACTTCAATAGGCATCCTGCCTTCAACTGGGCCAACATGGGTAGGGTTACTGGGAATAGCTTCATATCGTTGCAAATCCCCTTCCCATAGCACTTCTTGGGGACTTCTTGCAGCAAAGGCTTCTTCAATCTGCTGATTGATATGAGCAGCCAAGTCAGCCTTCTTCTGGGTGCTGACCCTCAGACCTTCTTCTTCTATGAACTGCTCATGGAACTTAGGCATTTAGGTTCCCCCTGCCAGACCACGCTGCTTAGCTGTAGAACCAGAGTTGTTATTCACAGTAATGTTAGTAGCTGTAATTGTGGCTCCAAAAGCAATAAGTATGCCTCCAGCATCCAATCTGACAGCTACATTAGTTGCTTCACCACCTTCAATTCTTACCCCAAGAGCTTGATCTATGGCTTGGTATACAAACGCCTTGACTGATGCCACTTCATCCACAGGAATCTGACTGAATGTCGTATCATTCGTATCATCAGCTTCTTCAGTAGGTCCAAAGGACTGTACCTCATCTACTGTGATGCGTTTATTAAGAGGGAAGCCCAAGTTAGTCAATTCTTGACCATTTTGCTTCAGACTTACTGTCAACTCTAAGCTTTCACTCATTAGAATGTATCCATCAGCTTAACCCAAAGCTCACCACTAGCCATCGTATTGGCCTCTAGGCCAAACCTAAACAGCCTTTCAACTAACCATTCTTCCTGATTGTTGACTCCAGAAGCTGTACTTTCCATAAGCACATTGCTTACGTCGCCCAAACTTGACTCAACAATCTGCAAAGCATGGCCAGCTGTAGTAGCTCCATCCCATCTGATTGACTTAATCCAGAGAGGCATGGCTACTTCATCTGCAGCAGCTGTCATCCTAATTACGTTTCCATTAATAGTAACAGCCATGATTAGCCTCCCAAGATCGCTCTTGCAGCATCCCTAGCCTGCTTGGCCCTATCTTCCCAATCCATAACTTCAGCCTGAAAGCCAGCTATAGCTTGCTGAGCATCCATCTTCTCAACCTGCACCTGAGCCTGAAGCTGCCTAACATTCTGCTCTAAATCCACAAGTAGCTTCTTATAACCACCTATCTTGGCTTCATGCTCTTCCTTGGCCAATTTCATCTGCTCAAGATGCACCTTAAGCTTTTCATCCAGTTCAGATTCATAAGCATCTTGCTTGCTATCGTATTCAGTAACCAGATCATTCATCTGGGCACGTACAGATGCCATATCAGCATTAAGCTGCTTGGATTCGGCCCTTTTGGCAACCAAAGCCCCTTCATTATCATCTACATAATCAGCAGCCTCCATAGCCACTTCAAGAGCTTCCTTAAGCTCAGCATACGCCTGGTCCCTAGCTTGCAGATTGTGCAGAGTCCTGTGAGCTGCCATGAACTTCTCTTTTTGACTCTCAGCCATCCATTATCTCCTATGATTGTGTGGCGCTCTGTCTCCACGAGCTAGTTCTTGTCTTAAGTAAAATGGCATCAGCAGCTACTCCAGGCTCGCTAAGATCAGGCAACATCACCCCAGTTAAGCTCATCATCGTTAGGCCAGCATTCTGAGCAGTACCCAACTTAATGCTTTGAAGTGGCAGAACACCAGTTAAAGCTAGCAAAGTCAAGCCAGCATTCTGAGCAGTACCAAGCTTCGTACTCTTAAGTGGATATGCTCCACTTAATTCAAGTATGTCCATTAGACAGTATCAGCTACAGTAACTGGATCAGCAGTAGCATCAGTAGTCAGGGCTTGCTCGCCAAATGTCGTAGCATCATCCTCTTCCATGACAGTGAGCCTGCCTGGAGTAGTCGTTGTATCAATTCTATTGACCAACTTAGAAATTGCTCCAAGCAAGCTTCTAAAGACAACTGCATCTCCATCAGCACTAGCCCTAGCATTTGCAACTGTCCTTCTAAGCGTGTGATCAGCTATAGCATCCTTTTCAGCTGAAGTAAGGCTAACCTCAGTTAAGCCAACCCCAGCTGCCCCAATTTCAGCTGTATCAGTCAAGATGCTATCAAGTATGGTATCTAATCTGCCTGCATCTGTCCAGTCTGTTTGAAGTTCATTGGTATCAGCCACAATTAAAGCTGTTTCAGCTTTAATTTGCTCTCTATCTATATTGTTAAGATTGAGAGTATTAGTACCATTATCCTGAATATCACCACTAGTATTATTGCCCAGACGATTATCAGTTATGACTGCTCCAGTAGAACTAGCACCAACATCAATTCCCCAAGATGTTGCTCCATATATGCTATTTCGTTGAATAACTGTTCTATTGGTAGTCCCACCTGATATCTGTATGCCATCACCTGCTACATCTTTGAACAGGTTATCACTAATGACTATATCATTACTTGTTCCTGCTGTACCTACAATATCAATACCATGACCTGCTCCAGTCTGGCCTGTATCTAAGAAGCTATTGTGCCTTATCACTGCATTATCACAACGTAGAAGATGAATGCCATCTCCTCTAGTATTATTGACCCAACAATTATGCACTCTCAGGAAATCAGCATCTGTGGCATCAATGCCATTACCACTTCCTGCACCAGTCGTATTGATTTGAAAGCCACTAATCTCAAAGCCATCAGCTGTAATGGTAATTGTATCAGTATTTGTGGCAGCTACCAAAATGGCATCACGACCAGGACCACGTAGAAATAGATAACGTTTACTTATAGTAATATCTTCTGTGTGTGTAGTTGGCCCAGCAGCAGCTCCTGCCAGAAAGATAATCATATCATGATTGCTATCTGTAACTGCACTATCATGAGCATCTTGAATTGAGGCATAAGGATCAGAGATGCCACCCCTATTACCACTGGCATGAGTTGCCCCATTAGTAGGATCAACATAGTAGATGTTACCAATGGCTTGATGAGTATGCATTCCTCGCTGTGACTCAACTACAGAAATTACATCCCTAATGGTATCATATAGATTAGCATTACGAGTTCTATCACTGATAGCTTTACCTAGAATCCTCAAAAGCCAACCAGCTGTAGCATCTGTGCCATGAGCTGCTTCTATATCTTCATCCCAAACACCATCAGCAATCTCAGCTACAGCATCAGCAGCCAGCTCAGCAGCCCCAATTGCATCAGTAGCAATTGAAGAAGCAGTTATGCCATCAGCTGCCACACTGCCCACAGAACCACTTAGATTACCAGTGATGTCCATAGTTTGATTAGGCAGATCAATAGCAGTTAGACCAGCTCCAGCTGTACCAATCTGAGTTATGGCAGCTTCAGCTCCCAAAGTAAAATGCCAAACTACTTCACCAACCACACTAACGCTGTCCACTGTGCCAGCAGTAATGACAAGATCATAAGACTTTCCAGCCTCATATCCATTAGCAGCAGTAGCAACGATGGTAAGCAAATTGAGGCCAACAACACTATCATGATCTACACCCAGGGTGATACCAGCAGTGATCTGTGTTACACTATCATCTTCATAGGCTGAAACAACAGGAGTGCCAGCAAGTACAGTTGGAATACCAGTAGCAAAGGCTCTGGTAGTAAATCTTTTATAGACAGTATCTTCTAGAGTATAATCAGGCACCAGCTAATCCCCCTCCAGGTCCAGCTATCCCCCCTGGGCCAGCTAATCCCCCAGAGCCTGCCAAACTAGACATAATCCTACCTGTAACTGCAACCCCAGGCTCATGAAAGCCTATATCCCAAGTAGCAAATGTACCAAAGTCAATATCGTCATCGAAGGCAAAGAATGCATCTGCACTTAAGTCAGTACCAAAGTCCTTAGCTCCAGCATCAGCAGTTGTTATATGGTAGTCATTACCAACAGCACTAGTGAAGGTAAAGGTCTGACTTGCCCTATGGCTCCCAGAAGGCAAATTTGCAGTTGCTGTTGTATCCCCAGATGCACAATTAACTGATCCAGTCCAAGTGCCTGTGTCAAAGTCACTAGTCGTATTGCCTGTAGATAAGCAATTCTTTAGCACTCCAGTACCATCATTGTAGTCAAAGCCTACATCTGAGCAATCTATAGCCATGCAATTGTAAGCATAGGCAGTATTGCCAGCATCAGGATCAAACCTCCATCCATCGCCTTCATTATTCTCAACCAAGCACAAAACTGTTATTGCATCAGCACCATCTAAAGTGAACCCACGAGGCTGTCCAGCTCCTGCATTAGTTCCATCAAATATGATAACGCCAATTGCTTTGCCATCAGTAGGGCCAGCATTCTGCAACAATCGTACAGTTGCTCTATTAGAGGCTGAATTATGAGCGTGTGTAATAATTAAGTCCTGGAACTCACTAAAGTCCTCATTAATATAGAATGGATTACCATCATTAGTTGGTGTAAAATGGACACCATTATTGCTTGTACCATCGTGTCTATCAGCGCTAGAGCCTCGAACTACACGAAATCGAGTAGCATCTGTAACTCCATCAGTCATACCACCTGACGAGAAGTTATCAGTAAAGCTAGCAGCATCATCAAAGCAATCCAGTATCTCACCTGCATTAGCAGTAACTAAGTTATTATCTGTAGCTGACTCCCAAGTCTGCAAAGAGGTATAATCACGTCCTGCACCACCTGTACCATATGTAGATGTATTTGGATTGGCAGGCACACCTCTAGCAGTTGCCATTAGCTACCTCATTATAAGTACTGACGCAATGCTTTATCATAGACTAAGCCATGCACATCAAAGACAGGTACTTCTGCACCCATAAATCTATAGGGTGTATCTGTATCTACTGGACATAAAGGTTGGTGAACTTGCAAGCGATCCCTAGCCTTAATTAAGTCTAAGCCAGGAAATACAGCCTTCAATCTATCAAGTGGAATACAATATCTACGCTTAACAAATACTGGATTAGCAGGCCCATAATCACCTAATGGATCAAGTGGCTCGCCCCAAGGATCAGTAAGCCTATCTAAATTGCCCCTATCTAGGCCATTGATTCTTAGCCACAAAAAGTCATTTGCTTCCTTCAAGCCAATACTATCTAAAGGAAAGCGCATAGCAATTATGTCACCTTCCTGGCCTCGCTCTATCCCAGCACCACTAAGTTCTTTAGATATCAAAAATAGTGCTATTTCAACTGTTGGATAGCTACGAAAGGTCTGTGGCATAGCTAATCATTCTTACTTACTCTATTAGACATAGCTGTCTTAAATTGAGCCAAAGTTCTATCAGGTAATGCATGCAAAGCACGTAAGATATTGATCTCATCCTTTAAGATGTCAGCCATAGCTACCAATATTTTACGAAACTGAGGGTGTGTATCCAGTAAATCCTTAGCTCTAATAGCATCTTGCTGATTATCATCATCTAATTCAGCAGCAGCATATGTATCAATTTCAAGCTGGGTAGCATTTCTAACAGTATTAGTACCAGATACATAATGCTTTGCAAAGCCAAGCTGGCGTAGTGGGCCAAGAGTACCATCAGGAAGGTTTTCACGAGTAAGAGTACCATCAGGAGTGGCAGGCGATATAGCTACACCAAAAAATAGCACATCAGCATCAGAGAAAGACTGATCCTGTGTACTAACTTTCAGTACTTCATTGCTACTTAGCCTATACAATGCAGTTGCCATAAGTTTCTTACCTTATGGAAGCTTAAATCTAATAATCACAGCAATTGGAGACACAAAATCTACCATCAATTCATTAGAAAGTGCAGACTCATTCATGCTAGTATCAAATGCAGACACTCTAAAGTAAGCATTTGAATCAGTAGTAACATCTACAGTTGTTTCTGTAACTGTTGCTGACAGTTCAGCTATCAAAGCAGCTTTATCACCACTATCAGGAATAGGTGAGCTACGCATATAAACTCTATAGCCAGCCAAATCAGTAGCTGGTGAACCATCAACATTAACTGTAGGAACATCCCAGATTATTGGGACAGTTTTGATTGTAGGAGTCTGCCCATAAACATTAGCCACTAAGCCCATGAGCAGTAACATTACAAATATCATAGAGACTTTCCACCAATCATCATACGAATATCACGTAATTCCTTCTTGATATCCTCTAAAGCCACTTCAAAGCCACTAAACAGGGCTTCCAACTTAGCAAGTTTTAGTCCATGATCAACACATGGAGGCGAGCCAGGACCAGTCTTACTATTTCTGGCCATAAAATGGTCTACCACTTTATACAAGACCATGCATAGCAAGACTATGGCACCAGTTTCGCCAGCATTAGCTGATACCCCTGGCAGAGACACTATCAGCTACGACCCTGAGTCGAACGATTGATACCACCACCTCGTTTTGGATTGCTCTTCACAGTCTGATTGATCCTCAGTCGCTTGCCCTTACCCCCAGAGCGACCCTGGCTCTGAGTATTAGTTTCTTTGCTGCCAACTCGTCCAAGGTCACGATCCTGATTTGCCATTATCTTTCTCCTTAAGCACATTTTAACCCAGCTAAGGCTCCCAAGCAGTGCCCAGGTTGCCCAGGAGCCTTAACCTGGCCCAAACCACAGAGGACACAGTATGTATTTAATACACTACGTGCCATTTTAGACTATAGCAGAAAATGTAAGCAAATGCACTAGAAAAGTGCGCCTATAGCCAGAGAAAAAATGGGACCCTGCTCGGGACAGCTCCTAGGCCCCCATCCCCCTAAGACAGGGGAGACGTTCGTCTCCCCTTGGGGGATTTTAATGGGGGCCTGTGTCGCTGTCTATCCTCGCACCCATTTTTTCTTGGCAGCTCTCGCAGCCCAGGGTTAGCCTAGACTGTGAGTAAGCTCTCATCCTTGCGTATGGTAGCTATTCGCTGCTCTATGTAGCTTGCAGGCATGCCTCGACTTCGCAGGTAGCTGGCAAGCTCATCAGCCTCCTGGTCGCGCTCCTTTCTTGCACGAGGTTTGGGAGCCAGATTAATGCAAGAAGCTAGCGCATCCACAATATCCTTAGTTCTTGCAGTTGGGAAGCCTCTTAATTCATTTTCAAACTCAATCTGGTTCTCCAAATGAAACAGCCTTCCAACAACCATAGCAGGCTCAATCGTATTCCTGATCCTATCATCCTTAAATATGTTAGTAGGCTGATCGACAGGCGCAAGGTTCAGCTTCTGCCCAAGCCTCCTAGCTTCAGTTCCCACCAAATCAACAAACAGGAACTGCTGAGCACTACTCTCAATCCCAAACACCCTTGGCTTATATTGCTGGTTTATTTCAAGGACCTTATCCCTAACTCGATGGGGAGCTACTTGATCTGCCCAAGTGTGCAGTATGTAGATTCTATAAAGGGGATCGACAGCTATCACAACTATGGCTGACCTGGCCCTAGTTTTCTTAACTGCCTGACTGCTACTCTTCTTACCTGAAGCAGGGTCCAGGAAGGCATAAATCTGATGCCTAACTTCATCCATCTTTATTCGCATCATCTTCTCCTGCATCCCAACCCATCTTCCAGTACTTGGAGTATGCTCCCACAAAGCCCATGGATTTGGCCCCATAGGGATTTAGGGGCTTATTGGTCAGATAGGCCAGATAGCCAGCTTTGTAGGCACCCTTAAAGCCTCTGTGCTTTAGATCAGAAGGATAGGGAATGTCAGTTGTACTTGAAATTGAGGTATTCATTTCTGCCTTTAAGCTCATCTGTCATATCCCTTAGTGCAGTTGGAGTCAGGCGCTGCCCCTCCCACCTATCCCCAGCACTTGTTACTGTCGTTATGGTGTCATCCAGGCTATAATCGCCCCTGAGTATCATATCCCTCTCATCTTCCTCAAACACTATACATCCATCCTCAATCCTAAAAGTCCTAAGCATACTCATATCAAAATCAACTAACTCAGGATCATAAGCATCATTCATGAACAGCAAGGGAAACAAGTTTCCATAACCTTCTGGCCTGGGCCTCTTCATACGCTCAATCTGAAGCATATTATATGCTTCAGGCAAGATGGGCTTGCCATTCTCCACAATTGCCCTAACATAAGGCTCAACTGTAGCATCATTCTCAATTATGTTAGTATAAAGGTCATTAACAGCCCAATGCGTCCCCAAGATGAACTCCAGGTTATGATCCTCATCCTGCAAGAACGCCCTTGAAGCTGAATGCCACTCTATTGCACTATTCATCTCAGCAGACGAGTTCCTATCCTTAATATCAATCAAATCGTCATGTATATTGACATCAAAGTGATAGCCAGTCCTAACCCCTCCAACCCCAATTGTCTCAATAGAGCCTTCCCTGATCACTTCAGGCCTTCTTATCGAGATAGTAGCATTATTCCAGGCTGGACAGTCTCCAGACCTCACAGCTCTCCTAGGATCATCCCAAAAGCAATGAGGCCACAACATCCTAAGCATAGGATTGCGCTCAAGCACTTGCGCTATCTCACCCAAATTAAGCTGAGCCAAATCTGACGTTTTAGACGCTAGTAGTATGCGCGTCATCCTGCCATCTGACGTATACTTCTTATGTGGAAATCCATTAGGGAAGTACACATTCCTCCCATCTGGCTGAATCAGCAAATGGATTGCAAATGCCCTACTTAACGTAGACTTGTAGTGATTTCGAGGCAGAAGCAACAGCTTCCTATAAGGTGGGATCGTCTGTATGAAGTTAGCAACATCCAGGTGAAGCGTCTTAGTCAGCAAATTATAGCCAAGAACGTAGCGCCCAAAGAACCACAGATTGGCCTCTGCTGACCTCTTGAAGTTAATCAGGCTACCTGCACCAGCCTCAATTGAAGCCTGTTCATCCACAGCACCTGTACTATTATCAATTATCAGTTCCATACCAACTCAAATAGTTAAAGTAATACATTAACTCGCAATCCCCTACCCCCTCAGTTCTGCATCCCTATACTCTTCATCTTTGGCAGCCCAATATGCTTCTGGAGGAGTAAGTAGCAACTCTTCTAGAGCATTTTCAAGAGCCTCTTCTATACTTAAGCCAAATGAATTGCCATTTGGACCCATCTCATCACAATATAGCCAAACAGTCCAATAGGCACAATAGGCATCTCTAGTAAGTGCAGCTGATGGATCAATCTTTAATACAGCTTCAAATAGGCTAGTTGTTCTATCCATCCATATTGACCACAGGAATCACTTGCAAATACATACCCATAGCATTAGCCACAGATTGCAACTTATCTACATGCTCTTCACATATGAATGCCTTATCTTTGCCTGGCCAAGTAAACTCAAACTTACCTTCTAATTCACAGTCTTGTTGATTACAAGTCATTGCCTACCCTCCATGGGCGAAACAGGCTCACATCTGGCCCATTCATCATTACTGTTCATTGACACAGGAAATGTATACCAATTTACTCCCCAAAAGGCTCCTGTAACTTGACCTTGTATCTTATGGCATTGCAAGCAGCGTCTCATCTTTCTGCCTGATATGCCTCTATCTAGTCTATAACGCCATGCATGTCCTAGCCAGCAAATCCAGTTTAGTTTCATTTAAGCTTTCTTAAATTGGCTCTAAAGAAATGGGACCCCGCTCGCGACCTCGCCTTCGCCCCCACCCCCCCTTAAACCAGGGAAAGCTTCGCTTTCCCTTGGGGGGAGTGTAGTGGGGGCTCACGGCTCCGTCTATGCTCGCGCCCATTTCTTTCAACGCCAATCCTACTCTTCCTCTTCAAGTTGCGCTAGGGCAGCTTCCAGGTCCTCAACTGATATCAGACCATTAGTTGAAGATAAAGAAGAAGCAGGCAGTTGGGTTGGCTGAGGGTTCAGGGAGGGAGCTTCCCCCTCCTGCCTGCCTCCCTCCACATCTTTCAGCATACTGAAGCTTGCTACGTCTGAAAACTTTAGGCCACCCTGATGATCAGGGATTTCAGGGGTTACATCAATTATGTCAGAGGTTTCGCCCAGGGCTCGCTCAACCATCTTAATGGCATCTGAGTCAATGGAGATAGCATGCGTATGGCTAGCTTCAACAGCCTTAATTGCCTTTGGGGCAGCTGGCGCATAGTCGAACACAGTCTTAACTGCACCCAGGCGAACGGACTCAGTTTGCGCCCCCCTAAGTAGCTCATCCAAACTATCCAAAGCTGTAGGAACCATTTCATTTAGCTGTTGAGCAGACTCCTTAACCTGTTCAGCCATAATCATGGCCTGCATGCCAGCCTGGTATCTACCTACAAGCTCCTGCATAAGGGGCGAGCTGCGTATAATTGAGATGCGATTCTCAGAGTAGGCGACCCCTTGCATAGCTAACAGCTCAACCACTTGGGCATTGGAGATGGGCTGGGCCAGCAAGGGGACCATACTCATGTGCTTATGACTAAGCTTATCTGGATACGATCCAGCTACCATACTTAGTTCTCCACATCAATTTTGCGAATGAATAGCTTGCCATCCACATACTCAAAGCCAATCATTCTCTGCGCATGTCTAAGCTGGGGCGCAGGATGCACGGGGGCTTCCTCAGCGAGGGCAGTGGCCAGTTGGCGAGCTGCATAGGATTCGACATCCTTGATGAGTTGTTCCATGGTTAGTGCAGTCAAGATGGGCCTCCTTTCCTTTGAGGCATGGAGTTGCAAAGCAATTCCAAATTAGCTTATATCTATAATATACTTCAAATTAGCTATACATGTCAAGCACAAATGTGCAGTATTTTTACTTAGTTAGAATACTGCTGAACATTTGTGCACTACTAACTAAAAATTGTGGTATATTTATATATGGTGCGCAAATGTGCACTACTAATCAAAAACCATACTACGTTTACAAGGAGTGAACAAATGTGCACTATTAATTAAAAACCATAGTCTATTTACTAAGAGTTCTTCAGCTATAGTTCAAGTATCACGAGGGGGGCCAAGGCCCCTTCTGTGCGCACAGCAGCACAGCAGCACAGCAGCCTGGTAACCCAGCAGCACAGAGGCACAGATGTGCAGCAAGCTAGCCATACAGAGGCACAGATGTGCAGCAGCATGCCCTCTT